ATAATGAAATTTAGGTTCAAATAAAGCCACTATTTCTTAGCAGTACACTTGTATAGTTTAGCACAAACTGCAGCAAGAGCAACTACTCCAACCGCAATACCAACACCACACCAAGGAAATCCACCTGATGGTTCTACTGGTGGTATAGGTGCTGCTGGTTCTACAGTTTCTGTAATAGTTGGTACTTCTAATGTTGGTAAGTTTTCCATGTGTTTACTCCACTAAGGTTCCATTTACTCTACGAATTTCACGTAGTTCTTCAAAGTCTTTCTGCTTGGTTCCACCATCGTATGCCCAAGCATATCCTTCAGTAATCATCTGTTCATTTAATGAAACAGTATCCTCGTTAATATAGAGCCAACCAAGAAGCCTGCCATACTTCCCAACCCCACCCACAAGTTCTGTTCTAATAGTGAGTTCATCTCCATCTCCTGCAATAGTATCTTCTAATTTTTTCTTTAACCAGTTGGTAGCATCTATTCCTAGTGCCTTCTCCTCCAAGTCTCTTGTTCTCTTCTCTGGCGTATCAACTCCTGCAACTCTAACTCTTTCTTTCTTG